TATTACTAGCCTGTGCCGTACCCCCAGATGATAATGTCCATGCCACCGCTTGTCTTGCATAAGCACCACCTGAAACTTCTGTCCCGGCCGCACTATCAGAAGGTGATGCTGTTTGAAGCCCCACATACCATGTGGTAGGTGCAGTATAGTGATCCGCACCTGAAGCACCAGTATCGTCACCAAACAAGTGATTTATGATCTTGTCTTCAAGATAATTTGTAAAACCAGCCACTTTTTATCTCCTAAAATGAATTAAACGTAATTGTGGGCGTTTGCCCTGAAAATCTAGCATTTTCATCGGATGCTATGATTTGTTGTACTATTTGCTGATAACGTCCAGCCCATGTCCCTATTCTCTCATCAGCATGAAGATAAGGTGCAGATTGCATGAGCGCACCATACAAATAGGCATCAGGATGAGCATCCAGTAACCAATTTGTTTCAAAACTTGCTAACGCTGGCAAAGACTGATAATAAACAATTTCCAACGTATACTCCGAATCCGGTATAGGTGCAAACTCCAGATTATTTTGCATTATGGAATAATAGACAGGTTTACCCGTTGCATCGTTCCGTCTGTGCCGATCTAAATTCTCAAGGTTACGATATTCTAACGGAGTTACCGGGTCGGTTACCAGTTCTATATTTCTCATCCCCAAATAATCAGAAGGTAGCTTAACATACTGGGAACTTAATGGCGCACGAGTCCGTACACTCATTTCCCTTACCCGCAACTGCCTATTTAAATCTGCTTCACATAGTGTGATAAAATCAGGGATAACGCTAGTAAGGTCTGACCTGTTTAAAAAATCTGCTACTGATGCTTGAAGTTCAGTATAGTTACTTAATGCCATAACTCCCCGTGATACAGGCTGCGAACCTCTTTTGACAATACATGATCAATGACACAAGGTATTTTTTTCTTTTTGCATTGTTTCCAAAAGTGGATAAAATCTTCATCAAAACCAGGACTATTACCAATCTGTTTATTTATAAAAAAGGGTATATCCAAAACATCAAAAACTGGTGTATTAAATAATACCATTCCTATGCTGACCCCATCTACTTCTTCAGTCTCAGGGTAAGCAGGATCAGGCTTGACTGATGCTCCCCCTCTATACGCTGAATACTCTCCAGAGACAATATTTCGTAAGTAGTTAATACCAACTATCGCACGACCTCTGGACAACATTCTGTGTATAGAATCCGCAGGGAAGGTAAACTCCGGTGTAACCATAAGGATATGGGTTGCACCCCAATCCAAAGCTGTGCCAATTAACCTGTGCCTAACTTCAGGCATTACTCTTCCACCGTGAGAAAACACTTTTATATCGTGTTCCCCTTCATATTCTGACCGTTGGAAATGTCCCAGCATATTTGATAAACATTCCCCAAACTGGAAGGGCCATGTTCCACAAAATGAGGGGACTGTTACTGCTACTTTTAAAGCCTCCCCGGCCATGTCCGAAACGGTTTGTTGGCGTGATCGTTTGCCCACCGTTTCCAATCCTTTGGTGTCCATCTCTCCCTTAAACTCTGGTCCAATACAAATTTTGGAATCACAGCCGTATGGCGTAACTCCTTGTTTGGTTGCAGAGAGGACATATCGTGAGCAATTTTGATCAACGGCTCTACGTCCTCTCTACTTTCGATTGTGAATGTTTTGTCGTGCTGGTCATAGTGGAAATAATCCCTAGACCAGTTCACGAGTTTTTCACTAGCCGACATAATTATGTAATATTACAGTCAGCAACTACTCCAGAAGAGCCATCATTAGCTGCCACCAAAGTGTACTCAACGAGGAGCGCACGTTTGATTGCATCGCCAGTTTTGGCTACTTCTTCTTGTTTAAAGTCACGCAGATATGCAACTTTCCAGTATTCTGGGTCAATTACATAGCAGGTTTGCTCTCTACAGAACCTTGAAGGAATTACTTTTAATTCCCCAAAGTCAGAACTATAGAGGTCTGCTGCTGCCTGAATTTCCTTTGCACCAATCATCTGTCTTGCGGATGAACGGCCTGTAAATCCAGAGACTTTCCCTTTATTCACCGGACCAACCATAATAACTGATGGTTCTCCCCCATTTGTGTAGCAGGACTGAATTACGGTTTTCAAGAGTGCCTCTGTGAGGTCACGCTTAGTAGCCGCATCTGTTGGTGCTGCTCCATAAGAGGCTGGATTTGCTCCTGCTGGGGAACCTCCACCTCTGGAAGAGTTTGTTTTGATCCAAGTTTCAAACCCACCAAGTTTCCTTGCTGTGCCTGTGGCTCCTACTGCTTTCGCAACTTTACCTGTGAGTGCAGATTCCATATCCCTCTTGAGGGCTTTACTGGACTTTGCAAGTTGGTATGCCATCTCTGAATCACGACCCGCATTATTTACAGACATTTGAGTACCTGCAACAATTACAGTTTTTGTCGAGATTTGAGTATAGTTACCGTGTCTCACGGTAGGTGTTACAGCATTGAAGGAAAACTCATCTCCTTCGATCTGGGCATTCGCTGCGACAGAATCGAGTGAATCCGTTTGCCATTCGTGTAAAGTATTCTTTGCCTTACTACGACCCACCATTGACATAAATGGTGTATCCGATGGGGATATATTATAAATCGTATTTGACAAATCTTCACGAGTACCAATACTTTGATAAGTTTGGTAAGTGTTTGAAATTATTGCCATTGTTGCTCCTTATTTAGAACGAATCATGTTATAAAAGACACCAGCCGCATCCTCGACACGACCAGATTTTCTCAGTTTATCCATTGCCTTTCCTTTACCGACTTTTCTTGGATCACCGGATTTAGCCCCTGGTTTCATTGAAGTGCGTTTGACAGGCTTGATTCCTTTCCTTTTCTCTTGTAGTTGGTCCCATAAAGCGGCCTTACGCATGGTAGCTACGGCACGACTATCATAGGCTTGATCAAGTTCGGTCTGGGTAAACCCTTGTTTTAAACCAAATTTGACTACAAGTTTCTTTTCTTTGTCAGCAAGTTTACTGTCTTTCCATTCAGGAATAACATCTAATAGTTTTTCCTGTTCACCTTCAATATACTTTCCAAGTTGCTCAGATCGTTCCCGCTCCTGTTCCTTTTTTAACAGTCCTAGCTGATGTTGCTTTTCAGCGTTCTTGTTCTGAACATCTCTTAAAGCCTCCCGCTCAACTAAAAATTGAACTGGGTCTGTTTCCTTGAGATTTGCCCAATATTCATCGGTTTGTTCGGGCGTTTGAGGTTGTTGCTGCTGTGCAAATTCCAGGGCTTGGATTGCTTGTTCCCTTGCTTGTCTGGCCTCTGCCTGTGCATTCTCAAGCTGTGAGCGTTCTTCTGCAAGTGCTTGAGACTTACGAGTATAGTTCTGGCCTTTTGAAAATGAGTCCTTTAATTCCTGAAGGGTAACTTGATGGGTCTTGCCATCAGATTTTACTTCAAAAACATCTTCTTCGGGTTCCTCTTCTTCATCGGTTTCGTATTCCTCGTCTTCGGCTTCTTCCTCTTCTGAACCGTCATCAAGAAATTCTTCCTCTTCCTCTGGTTCATCTTGGGTTAACTGATTGTCTTCGTCTTCCGGTAATTCTTCACCATCTTCGGAGGTCAGTTCTTTCTCCCATTGTTTTGCTGCTATATCCAAGTCAGACTCCATGACGGAGCTATTGTCTTGTTCTTCTGCCATAATATTTCTCTACCAAAAAGTTTTCCTCAGTTACCTGAGAACTAAATGGTTAACCGTTTCTTGCTATGAGATTTTCATCTCCTGAATTAACCATAGACTGTAACTCAGTTTTAAGGTCACTCAATGCACGGAGGGATAAAAATACCCTCTCTCTGGTAATTGAGTCCTCTACTTCTGAATTGATCCATTTTTCATTATAATGTTCTTCCAGATTATCAAATGCTTCTTGAATAACTGGGTCTTCCAATACGGATCGGGCCGCATTACCCTTAATAACTCTCTCCTCAACCGTAGTCCTTGCTAAAGAACTTTTCTTCTTTTTTTTAGGCATCTATGAAGGTATTGGATTCATAGGTGGTCCCATTTGTTCGGGATTCATATCCTCTGGCGGCATGGGGGGCGCAGCACCTTGCATAGGAGGTGGCGCACCTTGTGGCATACCTTGAGGCGGAGGCGGGGGAGGTGGTTGCATCATTTGTTGCATTTGCATTTGCTTCATTTGTGCTTCCATCCTTATCTGTTCCCGATCCTTCTCAATCATTCCCTTCATTTCTGTGGAATCTACTGTAGTCTTATACTTGTTTTCCATATCCTTGATTTTAATTTCAAGGTCAGTTTCCATCTTATCTCTGTCAAGGTCATCTAACAGCAGCATCTTTTCTCTATCTAACTGTAGCCTTGCCTTATCGTTTTCCATATCCGCTCGGACCTTATCTGCTTGTGCCTGTGCAAATATCTCATCCGGTGTTGGTTCAGGCGGTGGAGGCTCTGGAGGTTGATAGGTTGAAGGGTCAGACCAGAAAGTTTGTGTATCTTTAAATCCTGATAATTCCGTCATCTTAGTAAGTGTTGCATGGTACTGCTTATAGTTTACTAACGGATTGTCTTCCCCTAGTTTTTCCAGTATATTCTCCTGTTTTTCTGCAACTCCAGCCAGCATTGTCATTCTTTCTTCTGTTGTCCCTAATCCAAGAGCAACATTAACACTAACATCCATACCTGAATCCCATGCTTTTGGATCAATAGGTATCCACTCATTCCGCAGCCGTACCATTCTTGCCTGATCCTGATGCCTGTGTAGAAGTTGTAAAATCTTCTTAAACAAAGGCTTCATACTATTTTCTGCATATACTCTGCAAAGCAATTCTATCTGGGCTTGCGAGGCTGCTACTGTTGCCGATACTGCGGCTTTTGTGCTGGATTGTAATGCATCAGGGTTTAACCCCATACTGGCTTTTGACATACCCGTGCGGTCTTCCTTGACCTGATCCAAGAACTGAAGCATAGGAAATGCTTCCCTGCCACTAAACTCCTTGGTTAACTCTCTCACCATCCCTGGCGCACGAGTACGGATTATCTTACCAACCTTATTAGACGTTACGTCATCCTTATTTACCTGACCCTCAACAACCTCTGTATCCGGGTGGATACTTTTTGCGAGACTGTCTAACATATTTCTCAAGACCGCAGACTTTATTTTCTGCACATCCATTAACAGGTCTGCTACACTCGCCCCTTTCCAAACATGAGGTTCGGGGTAACCATTAAAAATAACAAAAGGTAAACTATTAACAGGAGAATGATGTAAAAGCTTATGATGAGTCCCTGCACAACAAAAACGCCTAAGTTCAGATACCCCATCACCATCAAAATCAATTTTTGCATAAGCCTCTATGTAAAGGACTTTGCGGTTTGCCTCACCTACTGTTTCTGCATCCGCATAATTAGCAACTGGGTGTCTGGTTAAAAACTCAGTATTAGTGCCAAATTCATCTTCATCACCTGCCAGATCAACCATATCATCGTAATCATAGCCCATCTGTACAAGCTCTGACACGGTCAGATACCGCCTATGGGCAACGATTGCACTATCATCAATACTTCTGGCTCTACGGTCTATCAAAAATTCTTCGGGGGGCAGAGCATCAAGTATTATGTTCCCGTCCTCTCTGGTTTGACGAACAACCACATCGTGCAACATCGGTGCTTGAATTGGAGGTTGTTCAATGGGTTGCCCGTCAGGAGAGACCTGGGGTGGTGGTTCGGGTGGTGCAACAAAGTTCGGGTCCGGGTAACTCGTTATTGCTGTGGACTCCTCATCTGTCCCACTAAGGATTGCTTCTAACCCTTGGTCATTTAATCCTGTAAATTCCTCGTAACTTACTTCTTCCCTGCGCTCCCAATCAACACGGATAACCCCAATTCTTTTTACAAGGGAATCTTTGATTGCATCATAGCATATAGAGAACGCAGGGTTATCTTGGCCTAATACAACTTGATTTACAAAATCCGTAGCCTGTTGAGCGGTTAAAACATCTTCTGGTTGACGGGGAACGTACTCTACGACTCTTTCAGAGCCAAAGAAAGTACGCATTATCTGGGGAAGCATAAGGGCAACTGTATCCCTTACATCCATAGATACCACTTGGCTACGCCCGTCCTCTTCGTTACCGTAGGGCCTCCCATTATAGTAATCTGTGGCTTTAACCCGATCTGGGGCTTCCTGAAGGTCAATATAGTCCTGTGCCCCCTCTATCAGAGAGGAAACAAGTGACTCCAGTTCATCCTCATCCATCGGCTCATCACCAGACAACTGAATCTGCTGTTTTTCAAGCTCTGCTGTCTCTTGTAATAACTCTGGATCGCTTTGTGCCATAAAATCTTTGAAAAAGTATATATACTTTCATACATGATAGAAAATATATATAGTATATCAAAAAGTCAAGTGATTTTTACTAATAGACTAAAAAAAGTCGGACTTACTTCGGACTATCCGATTAAATTACCCTTACCGGGTAAGAAATAGTAAGACTTTTTACACAATTCCGGGCATTTCTCTCTCCATAGGCTTGTTCCAAGCACGTTTACCTGTGGTCATCGAGGCATAACTGGCAAAAGTCAAGATTAAAGCATCCGCAGCATCTGGTGAAGCATTACTTCCTAACCTCTGACGGGTCTGATCCTTCGGTTCAACTTGCAACTTGCCATTACTGGGCCATAAACGCCTTACCGATGACAATTCTTCCACTAATCTGTCATCTCTGGGGATAACTACGTCCCTTTTGGCAAACCATTCACGGCATTTCCACCATAATTCTGCCCTCAAATTCCAATACTCACCCTCTATAGACGGACTCTCACCAACATTCACTCCCCTAACGTCAATACTCTCCTCAAGTAAGCGATCCACGACACCCGCACCCAGCCCTATACTGTCAATTAGCACCTCTGCAACCTCATAACCGGACTGTTCAACATTCTTTATCTCATCCCTGATCCATCCAACCACCTGCATCAGATCAAAACCCTTCTTTGTCATTACTCCACCACCAATAATGTGATTGTTCTGCCTCACACATATGGCACTACTATCCGATCCCCTCCTTGCTATATCAACTCCTATCACAACAGGACCCTCTACTACCTTAACATCCCTTCCGATTGCATCCTCTACCAAATCCCGTGGTACAATCGTATCCTCATCCTCAAAAGGAAACTCTCCAAGTACCCTAATTCTCCAGGGGTTGGTATCCTCACCGTAACGTACCTTCAT